TTTGCTTTGAACCATGATAGGGAAGCTTGTGGTACTGTGACATTTATTAAGGATAATGTTGCAGTTATTCCTTTCCATTTTATTGATAAAATGTTAGAAATGGCACATAATGGTTTCTACAACAATGACGGAGATCCCGCCGCCAGTATAGAGTTAAGGAAACCAACTACCACAATTAAGTATTGTTTTAAGCCACAAGATCTAACTATTGCTGCTGTTACTCAGAGTGAAACAACTCTCGAGGATATAGCTTTTGTTAGATTTAAGAACTTGCATGCTCACTGTGATCTGACGGATTATTTTATTGATGTGGACCACCCACTCTTTAATTACAATTTCAATATTATGTTGAATGTTGTTAAGGAAACTGGGCCTATTCAATTGGTATCCAAAGGCACTTTTGGACATGTTTCCTATGGAGAGTACTCAGTAGATTGCTGTATTGAGTATAGGTTGCGAACAGGAGTTGGAGATTGTGGTTCCATTTGTTATGGTCACAACCCAAAGACTTCTAAACCCGTGATCTTAGGAATACATGTAGCTGGCTCTGCTAGTGGACATGGTGTTTCTTATTTCCTGAGTAATATGCAAGTGACTAAGGCTTTAGCAGAATTGGATAAAGATGCTATTGTTCCTGAAGTTGATGATGATGAGATCCCTATGGAACCCCAGATGTATGTTTCCAATAAGCTACCAGAGAATGATCTTCCAGATAAACCTTGTGCTAATAAGGTTGCCATGGAAGAGGTTAGAGCTCCTAGGACTGTGACTAAAACTAATATCATCCCAAGCGCTATTTATGGTGAGTGGGGACCTGCTAAGACCAGGCCAGCTCGCTTAAGGAATTTTGTTAGGGACGGAAAGTTAGTTAGACCTATTCACAAGGCTTTTAAGGATTATGGTGGAGGATTTCCAACCTATAATTCTGTTTTATTGGATGCTGTTACTGATGAGTATATCCACCATTTGCATGCAAATGCTAAAGCTAATCAACCTTGGAAACCACGTTTGTGGACTTTTGAGGAAGCAGTTGAGGGAATACCTGGTATTGAGTTCTGTGAGGGTATTCCTCGCTCAACTAGTCCGGGTTACCCCTTGTGCATGTACACAGAGGGCCCTGGGAAAACTGATTTCTTTGGCAAAGATGGACCATATGATTTTGAGACACCTGCTTGCAAAAAGCTTAAG